CATTTGCCGCCAGGGCTGATTACCCTGAAGGCGCAAAACCAAGGAGCATGTACTTTGTATCTCCTGATAAAAACTGAAAGCCTGCCTGCATCCGCGATAGTTTCAGAAACTAGTTTGCCGTCTTTTCCTTGGTTGGGGCGTCATTCATCATGCGCGGGTGTAGTCGGGCTTTTGTGGTTTATGGGGAGGTAAAAATGAAAAGACCGATTCTCTTTTCCGGGCCCATGGTCCTGGCGATTCTGGAAGGACGCAAGACGCAGACGCGGCGGATTGCCAAGGTTACGGGAGACGGTTGCAAGCCTGGATTTATAACCCCGCTAGGTTGTCATGTGCCGAGAAGGGTAGAAGAGCATATTTCGTACTGCCCTTATGGCAAAGTTGGGGACCGCCTTTGGGTGCGAGAGGCATTTCACCTGTGCGGGACTGACATCAACGGGAAGCCGCATACTGAATGGATTTACAGGGCCGGGAGCTACGAGGAACCAGGAATGGAGTGCACCGTCTGTAAGAAGCCTGTGCGCTGGAAACCATCAATCCACATGCCGCGATACGCATCACGGCTCACGCTGGAAATTACTGATGTCAGTGTGGAGCGGCTGCAGGATATCAGCGAAGAAGACGCGAAGGCCGAGGGGTGCGCCCCTGGATTAACCAACGTGAAAAAATGCCACGGCTGGACCCCTTATGTTCTTGGTTATTCGCTCCTTTGGAATGAGATCAACGGCCCCGACGCATGGAGAAAAAACCCCTATGTATGGGTTGTCTCTTTTGTGGCGGTGAAATAGTCGATGAATACCGATATCCGGATTTCCGTAGAGTTTTGGGATCATCCAAAGACAATAAAATTGGAAAGGCGCGGAGGTCTTGAAGCGGTGCGGAGTCTCCAAATCCTTTGGGCATGGGCAGCGCAAAATAAACCATGCGGCGACCTAGAAGGAATGGACGAAGAGGATATAGAAATTTCCGGAAAATGGAGGGGGAAAGCTGGCGTTTTTTGCAAGGCCCTTGTCGATCTCAAATGGCTCGATAGCAACGAAAATGGGTTTATTCTCCATGGTTGGCGTGAGCATAACCCATGGGCAGCGGATGCAACCCGCCGGGCTGACAAGGCACGACTTTCAAGGTTGGCAAAAATAAATCGTCCACTTTACAATGAGTTAGCAGCTTCAGGAGCAACGGCACTTACACGAGACGAATACGATTCGTTAACGACCGTTCAACGACCGTTAACGAATCGTACAAGCCCTGCTCCTGCTCCTGCTCCTGCTCCTGCTCCTGCTCCTTCTCCTGCTCCAAAAACGCATAAAGAAAAACCTATGTCGAAAGAAAAGGCGGGGGAGACCTCTCAACCCATAGGGAAAGATGTTGATGTTGTTTTTTCTTACTGGAAAGAAAAGTTGAAACATCCTCAGGCCCAACTCGGAGGAAAACGAAAGGTGATTATCGCGGCAAGGATCAAAGAGGGATATACCGTCGATGCGCTGAAAGAAGCCATCGACGGGTGCTCAAAATCACCATATCACCAAGGGAAAAATGACAGCAACATGGTGTACGATTCAATAGAATTAATTTGCAGGGACGCGGAGCATGTTGACAGGTTTCGCAAAATCGCGTGCATGGGGGCATGTGACCAGACACTTACTGACGAGGAAAAATGGAAAGCGAAATACAACTCGTAGAAAAATCTCTGGTCGGGATTATTCTGCAAAAACCGCAAACTATTGCGGAGATTCAGCAGATGGTGGCCGACGAGGATTTCTCTGACTTCAGGGCCGCCAAGGTTTACAGGGAGGCTTTGGCCGCTTTTCGCTCAGGAGGCACTTTTGACCTTGTGATCGCAGCAGCTTCTATGCCGAAACATGCGGTGTGGCTGGCTGAAGCACATGATGTTATCCCGATCAACTACCGGGAATACGCAAGTAAAATCAACAACGAAGCACGATGTCGCCGGATAAAAGAAGGCGCACTGAAGGTTTCTAAATCATCAGGCGATCAGGCTGACGATCTCCTGCGCGAACTCAGCGCACTGCATCGGAGCGAACAGAGGTCAACAGGGAAAACAGGGGTAATATCAGATGTTGCCACCCGTACATTTGAGCTGATTGAAAAAAATCGTGCCCGTGGGAAAATGCACGGCGTCCGCACGGGTTTTGATTTTCTTGACGATGCGTTTGTCAGGTATGTCCCTGGGCATATGTGGCTGGTTACCGGATTCACCAGCGCCGGGAAAACGACAATGGCAATAGAGATGTTGTCCAGGGTGAACAAAGCCAGGGTGATGGTCGTGTCCACGGAAATGACTGAGGAGCAGCTTGTCGCAAGAATGGTTTCAAGGGAAACTGGATTGCACAATCAAAAAGTGCTGTCCGGGATGCTGGAGCCGGAAGAATACGATACTGTCTTGGCGGTAATGGCGCGGATAAAAGAGCAGAGTATGGCAGTAGTCGATGACCGACGCGAGCTGCAGGAGATCGAGGGCATTGTCATGCAGCAGGCAATGGCCGGCGGAGTCGATGTCGTATTCCTTGATTATGTGCAACAGATACGGTGCAAGGGTGTTCCCCGTAAAGAGTGGGGAGCGGAGGCTGCGGACCGGATACAGGAGCTTGCCAAGCGGGCCAGAACGTGCATCGTCTGTTTTTCCCAGGTTTCAAATCAGGTTGGCCGTGGCGAAGTTGAACAACTGGAGGGCAAGGGAGCTGGAGAATGGGCGGCTTGCGCTGATGTCGGGGTGAGGTTGCGCCGGGACTTGAAAAAGGACAAATATTTGCTCGGGTTCGATATGCAGAAAGGCCGGCATTACGGAACGTTACAGAAGGACTTGACCTTTATGGCCAACTTTACGAGGATAAGCGAATGATGAAATTAAGCAGGGACAAAAAGTACATCTTAATCAATGTAACCTCTGATTTTATCTATGAAATACCGTTGTTCACAATTAAAGGAGTAGCCGATATTGATCGGTGGAGGAATCACCTGCAGGAAAAGCAGTGGGCGACCGGAAGCGTTATCAGTGAGTTTGAGAAGTTGGCATCCAATAGCTTGCGGAGTCCGTTTTATAGGAACGAGCCAAGCGCCGGATACCATAAGGGCTGACAAGGCAGGGCCTCCAGTCAATTTTAACGGGAGAGGCAAGGGCGTGGCAAGGGCGGGGGTGAGAAAAACGATTACAGGGCAAATTTGAGGTTTTTATGCCAGCACTGAATTTCAAGAAACAGTTCGCTCCGAAGGTTGAGTCCGGCGAGAAGCGACAGACGATTCGCGCTTGCAGAGAGGATGGGAAAAATCCTCACCCTGGGCAAACGCTGTACCTCTACACCGGGATGCGGACCAAGAGTTGCAGGAAGCTCAGGGAAGAAACGTGCCGGGAATCCTTGCCGGTCTATATGGACGCACAGGAAAACGGAATGGTAGACGTTTTTATCGGTGGGGACCTGCTCAGTTCTGCGGATGTTGAAAAGTTGGCCGTCGCTGATGGCTTTGATAGCTCCGATGAGTTTATAAAATTCTTTTCTTGTTGCCTACCTTTTAAGGGATACCTCATCCTGTGGTAGGCAATTTAACTCCCTCACTAATCCGGGCACAGGAAACTGTGAACGAAAAAGGCGGGCCAATGAGCGCCCGCCTTCGGTATCCGATTTGTTACCTGTTCAGTCCGTGGCCACCGGCACCACTTCTGCCCCGGTCATCTGGTCAATGATATTGCAGGCCGCCCAGAAGGTGCGAAACTTCCCCCTGAATTCACCCTCCGGGCTATCGACCCGCCATTGACCATCGGGCAGCGCGGTGATTTTGTAATGGTGGTAGATGGTTTCCCTGGAGGTCATGATGATTCCCCTAAATCTGCTCAAGTTCCTTGGTATACAGGGTCGCCGCCGCCTCAGCCGCAACGTCAACCGACTTGAAATTACCAACACCTTTTAACGGCGACATGAATTCAACCGAAATCTTTCCATCCCCGTGATAGACCATCCACCAGCAGCGATTACCACGGGTGAAAATTATCTTTAGCGATTCGCAGTACAGCTCGAACCTTACGGCCACGCTCTGGTCGCTGAGGAGCATCTCGATGTCCATTGGGCGGAGGTGCAGGTAATTGTTCACCAGATTCGCGAGCTTGACTGCTTTCTCGCTATCTTTTACCATCTTTTCCCGTATCTCGCGGCCCCTTTTCTCCACTTTCTTTTTTGCTGCAAGTTCTAATGGCTTCATGACTTTTCTTCCTCCTTTTTATTAAACCTCTTCACCCAGTTCTCGAATTGTTCAGGCCCGCCCCAGCATCCGGCCGGCGCGTGGTTGTAGAAGAAAACGATATACCGGTTGAGAATGGCCAAGTTCTCATCGTCGGCCCGGCCAACTGCGTTTTTAAGATCGTTGGTAATTATCGCCTTGAGGAATCCACCAGGTATTGACCCCTCGAAAATGTAGCGAACTATCGCCCCTCGCATCCGTTCCGGTATCCCGCAACTCTCAAGACCTCGCCTCACTTCCTCGAACATTCCCGTCTTTGCTCCTCCGTTTTGTTGTTTAATCAGAATTACAGGGCAACGCCCCCTCATTCTCCCTCCCATGAGGTTTCGATAGAGCGCCTTCCCCATGGCATCGATTGTCTTGTCTAAGAAGTCCCCTGCGTTTGTTCTTGTCATGCTGTCCTCTTTTTCTGCTCCTGGCAGTTTCCAGGATCGGCCAGGGAGCGAGTCCCTGACCTGTCCCGATTACTTCCGTCCGTTTGATTCACACACGACCACGAGCGGTGCTTTCCAGGTGTCCCAGAACCGCCGCGACCTCGTTCCGTCCATCTGCGCTATTCGCTCATTGTCGAAATTCCACCAATCCACCAGGCTGTGAAACTCGCAGCCTATTTTCATGTGCGCGTCAAAAATGATGACGTGGTATTCTCCGGTTTCAATTTGGATAGGGATTTTCTCAATTGTTATTTTTTCACCGTTGGCCCGGCTCAGGTCGGCCCCGCTCAGGTCGGCCCCGCTCAGGTAGGCCCGGCTCAGGTAGGCCCCGCTCAGGTCGGCCCCGCTCAGGTTGGCCCCGCTCAGGTAGGCCCCGCTCAGGTTGGCCCCGCTCAGGTCGGCCTTATTCTCAATAGCCCATCTGACGGCAAGGCCGACTTTCGCAGATATCGCATCATCCTTCTTCGCCTTGATGTTGGCGATGAACTGTACCTCTCCGGTAAACCGGTTTTTAATCTCGTATTTCATCTCTGTTCTCCTTTTTTATTCGTTCGTGGAACCGGCCTGTAGCGCAGTTCCGGGTAGGTAAAGTAATCAGTCTCCAGCCACCTACCGATGTGCGCAAGCTGCGGACCGGAGTCCTTGTACTTCGGCGTTGGCTTCTCAAACAGCCACCACCATAGATCGAGGAAGATGTTCGTTTTTACTGGCTTTAATTTCATTTTTACCGTGCCTCGTATTGATATGGTTCCGCCTCAATGTGCCCTTTGAAGATCGCGAGGACGCAATAATCTGACAGAGCGTTGTCGTCGTTAATCAGGTAATGGCCGACGCTTGTAGAGTCCGCGTCAATCGCCTGGACCTTGCCGGCATGAGCTGCGGCCTCGACCGAGGGCTCGTCAACATGCGCGGTGAATGTGTCATACCCGAAGTCATCTGTTGCATACTCAGGCCGCTGGATAATCACTGTGTATTTCATGGCTTCATTCCTCCGTAGGCTCGTAGAACTCAAGCAGAGATTGAATTCTGAGTAGGTTATCGTCCAGGGCTTTGTCGGTTTTTATCCCCCAGGCGAGGATATGCGCATACTCTGTAACTTCGGTAGTTGTCCCGCCTTCTTCATCTGACTCTTCAACGATCAATGCAATTCGGTATGTTTTCATTTTTCTCGTAGCCTCATTGTTGTTTAATCAGAGTATCATTCCGTCCAGGTCGGCACGGTCTGATTTCGCATAATGGATTTCATCATATTCCTTGTGAATCCCGACCAGGAGCGGAATCCCCGCGACAAAGCGATCAACCCATTTGTAAGTGTCGGTTTCGGCCTCGGCGCGGCTTTTGTCGGATACTTTGCTGTCCAGGCTGTAGTCGTTGCAAACGTCGTAAAGTGTCATTCCCCTGCCCTCCGTCTTGCCGGTGTTCCCAGCGGAATCTCCCTCCCCAGCACATAGACTCCAACATGGACGTTGGTCTCGGCTATGGTCCCGGTTACGCTGACCTTGACATCAAAGTCCTCATCGTCCGTGAATGGATGCCAAACCGTCACGTCATTATTCTTATCGCATTGTTTTAGCAGAGATATTAATTCCTTGACCTTCATGGCATATCCCTCCCGGTAAGCTCCGGAGTCAAGTCTCCAGCGAATACGGCGACGAGGGGATAAAGCCGCGCAAGGGTGATTTCGTCCGGGTATCCCTCCTCGGTCCCATTGTCAGCATAAAAAGCCTTTTCTCGCACAATCTTAACAGCGGCGCGCGCTTCTTCTGCCTCCGCCCCTTCTATGTAGGTATCGTCAAGCCCGCAATCTTCCCTTGCTAAGATAACCGTGTAATCTTCCATGGTTTTCTCCGTGTTGTTGGTTTATTTGTGACCAGCCATCCCCAGGGGCATGGCCTCCACCCGCCCCAGGCATCGCGTTTCACATCATAACCCGACCAGTGGGGCGACCGTGCTGTGCCATTGCCTGCGCGGTCTGCCTGGCGTCCGTCTCATCGTCGGTGAAATAAGTTGCCCGATGGTCGGCACGGCCAAACTGGTAGAGCGTGACCGTGAATTCCTGCCAATCGTCGTCATAGTGGACCCGCGTTTCGATCCCGCCCCGCTTGATACATTCGATCCGTCGTTTTGACATCTCCGTGTTCCTCCGTGTTTGGTTATGCTTCCAGGCCCAGGGCTAGCAGGATTTCCCGGCGCTTATGCTCCATCCCGTGCTGTACGCCCTTTACATACTCCTGCCGTGCGGCCTCGGCGGCCTCGGCGCGATCCTTCTCCATCTGGCGCTCAAGGTTCGATTTCGCTGACGCGGCACTTATCCCCATTGCTCCGTCATACGTTCCATTCCGCAGATCATCCAGGAGATCCACGGCGAGATACATTGCCTCACTCGCATTCCCAGCATCGGCGGCGTTGATGATCATCTGGACGAAATTACAGAGCCCGTCCTTCATGTTTTTCGGCGGGGCGAGCTGCCGATAGTATCCCTGCGTTGCTGTTGTTTGTTCGGTCATGATTATTCCCTCCGTGTTTAATTTTACCTTCCCATTCCCTTGATACCCGATCATAACAGGCCTGACATATCCCATGGCTGATCCCGCCGGGCGCTCCCTTAGCATCCTGTACCAGGAAGAACACCCAGCAGTAGCAGCATTGAGTTATGAGGATTGTGGTTTGCGGGTTCATGCGTTGTCAACAAGTTCTTCGGAAAAGTGATCCGTCGCCATACTCAGGCAGGCGTCAAAGTCCACCCCTTCGGCGCGGCAAAAGTGCATAAGGTCTGTCAGAGCGTCAATAGTTCCGGTTTGTGGATCTTCGGCGGACACCGCTACCATAATTTTCCACCCAGTTTCGACGCACAGTTCATTGTGAGTTGCCATTATTTCCTCCGCTGTTTTTGGTTTACCTATCCCGCTCCGTGCAGGTTCGGGCGCGGCCATGACCCGCCGCACCCTGACCCGATCAGACCGTTAAAGATTCTCTCTTCTTTCGTACATCGCGCAGTTGATGGAGACCTGTGCGTAATCCCTTGCACTGTGGAGGTTACACGCCCCGTTGCCCTCATGCTCGACATCGACAAACTTGCAGTTGAAACAATGGACAAGCCCGTCCTGGAGGGCGCGAACAGCGTTCAGTTCGGCCTGCGCCTCATCTCTTAGCCCTGCCAGGTAGTGTACATGGATGCAGATCTGCTCCTGCTGCTCCTCCAGTTCATGAATTTTGTCGTTAAGATCGCGCACTTCATTCTGTTTTTCTTCCTCGTAAGTCATGGTTTAACCCTCCGTAATTGATTGATAATATTGGCACTGCCCCGGCGCAAGGCACGGTTGAGATGCGACCACCCACCGGCCCGGACCCTCTTCAATCTGGATCGCGGTACACTCGCCTCCGGCCTTGAGCCATAGACAATCCGGGCAAAGTCCCGAAACCGAGGGCGCGACCTGCTGCTTATTCCGTGAGTGGTTCTGTTCCATGGTGTCCTCTATGCGTACATAAGATGCTGCGAGCAAAATTCGCCCTTGGTTACGTCCTGGGCGAGCTCCAGGCGTTTGCTTTTCAGCCAGGATAAAAGCTCTTCCTTTGTTCTAAATGCGATGTGCGAGACTCCTCGTTCCGTGACCGTGAACCAATACCCGCACCCTACTTCCTCTTTTGTGGCTACGAGGTGATATGGGCAGGTGATATGCCACAATCCGTTAAGGTCCGCTCCCTCGCGCACTGTGTACACCCGCATATCGGCCATAAAATGCACACCGCGACCGGCCCCAGCAACATTCCCATCGAAAAACCACAAACTGCCCGGCCTGGTCTCGCCGGTGTCAATCAAATCTGCCGTGGCAATCCCGCTGTCCAGCCCGCCGCTGTAACTGAAAAAACCGTTACGGTCGAGGTAATATCCGCCGTGGTTCTGTGTGCCGCCGGTCTGGATGCGGTCGCCCCAATGATGGGTGAACCTGGTATATTGCGGTATTCGTTCGTCAGTTTGTGGGATATACAGGTAATCCCCAACGCGAGGCCCGACATGATTGTTGAACGATTTTATCCTATCATTCAGGATATCGGTGTTGTTTTTCATGATTAATCCCTCCCCAAGATTGCAAAACGAAACCGTTCCCCATGCAGCCGCGACCCGCAACAATCGCAAGCGGCAGTTGTGAAAACCCGGTGCGCGCTATCGTGCTCGGCCAGGTCGCGGGAATCAATGACCAGCCCGGACCCAAGGCGCGACAACCCGGCCTGAATCTCTTCCATCCGCTTTTCAGCCTCTACCGGTCCATAATGATAATCCAGCCCGGTATAATCATTATTCACTGCAGCCTGCAGGCACTCAGAGCATAACCAAAGATCATCCTGGATCACCGCGATCTGTGGCTCGTTCTCTTTCCACGCTTGCTCGGCAAAGGCGCGAAATGAAGGCGCGACAGACCCCCCAGGCGAGGGCGCGATCAAATCGTTCATATCCACTCCCCGTATAGCCTTTATCACTCTCTCTGGTACTCCAGCACCCTCTTCTCTCTGTCCCATGATTTTCCTCCGTGGTGTTGTGTTTCCTGCGCCCCGCGCAGCCTCCAGGCCGGTCCCCGGCCCGCTCCAGGGTGATTTTGCCCTCCCCTTACCTATACGATAGCATACCGTCGCGCTTATTGCAATGCGGAAAGTAAATAAGGTATTTTCACATTTCCTTTGACAATCGGTAAATCCATCGCCTACAATGACCGCAGATATAAGCATTTAAGCAAGCACCCCTGAGAAAATAGGTGAAGGTTTGAAAAAGTTGCCTAAGTTGCCGGAATTAACCAATAAACCTAAAAAGAAAATAGTTTGTAATAAGGTAAAAGCCAGCGATGTGGACTGGGAAGAGGTGACTTACCAGGTCAGGGAAACAGGCGAACCGCTTAGTTCAATTGCCCGAAATCACGGGATAAATGAAAATACGCTCTGCCACTGGATTAAACGTGAGGGAATTGTCAGGGATCTCAGGAAGCGCATTAAGGCCCAGACAGACGACGAACTTTCCAGAATCGTGCGCCACGAGCAGGTCCAGGACGAGCGCCTCCCCCTCAAGAAAAAGACCGACAAGGATCGAGTCTCAGCTCTCGCAAAGGTCCGCGCCACCATCATCTTAAGCCATCGCAAGGACATCAAAGCCCATCGGCGATCCCTAACCAAAATGCAAAGGGAGCTGGAGACCGGCAGCGATTTTGTGGGCGATATTGCCGTACTGGTGCGCAAAGTGGTGGATGGTGGCAAGACCGACGCCGCTTCCGTCAAGGAACTGCAACAAATCCTCCGCCGCCTGGGCGATCTGGGCAACCGTGCGGATATACTCAGAAAACTTTCAGACACGCTCAAAACTCTGATTGCCCTTGAGCGTCAGGCGTTTGACCTAGATGAGCCCGCCCCCGGCACGGTAAATGACGGAGATAGCGTAGAAATCACCCTCCAGAACGTGTACCAGGCGATCAGCGGGCGCAGCAGGGGATTACCTGGTCGCCCGATCACCCCGGCCCCTCCCCTCGAATTGGACGTTGAAAAGGTGGAGTAACTATATGATATCATTCAGCAACCCAGACTTCTTTACATAATAGATCTTATGCGACATTATGATATATCCACGGTTTGCGGGCAGGTGATTACAGGCCCCCTATTTCTTGCCCAGCTCGGAAAACGAGGAAAGCAAGTTAAACAAGATACTTACGCACTTTGGGACAGCAGCCCTACCCCTCACCCAATTGTTCACAGTTTTGGGCGACACCTCAAGCAGCCTGGCAAGCCGTCGCTGAGACCAGTTCAACCCTTTCAATGCAGCCTTCAGCCCCTTTCCGTCCATATTTCCTCCTGTAATGTAGAAGATAATGCGCTTCTCAAGAGTATATCCCTTTCTTCCACTTCTGTCAATTCCAGGGCAGGCAGACCCTCATGAACATACACAGCGAAGAGGGCAAGGCCACCCTCGCCCAGGTCAAGCTCACCATGGCCCAGGACCGCGAGCAGCGCCAGATCGAGGACGAAGAGAAGGAAGACAAGCGGCTGGAGCGCGAGCAGGCGCGAGAGATGAAGGAGCGGGAAAGGGATTCCTTACTCGCCGCCGAAGACCCAGGGGGGGGTGCGCTCAGGAGGATGTGGGCTTCGCTCGACGATAGGGAATGGAGACTCGACAATCTTTACACGATAAAAGATAAGTTCGGACGCCTTATCCCCTTTATTCGGAATGATTCCCAGTTAAAGTTCTGGAAGGCGATGTGGTATCTGAACATTATCCTGAAGGACCGGCAAAGGGGCTTTTCGACATTAATAGCTATCTTTATTTTCGATTATTGCTTTTGGAACGGGCATGTAGAGGCGGGCATCATTGATATTACCTTGCCTGACGCCAGAAAAAAATTAGATAAAATCAAGCTGGCCTACGACCATTTGCATCCGGTTATCCAGGCTTTGAACCCGATGACGGAGCGTGCCAAGGAATCGGTGAAATTCAAGAACGGCTCGACGATTTACATCGGGACCTCGCATCGTGGCGGCACCCTGGAGATCCTTCACGTCTCTGAATTGGGAAAGATAGCTGCTCGTAACCCTGAAAGGGCCCGAGAGATCAGGACTGGCGCCTTGAACACGATTGCACAGGGTAATATTATCATTGTGGAATCGACCGCGGAGGGAACTTCCGGCGAGTTTCACGACGATTGTAAAGCAGCAGAGAACAAGCTGCTCGAAGGGGCGAAGATGACGCCTCTGGATTTCAAGTTCCACTTCTTCCCCTGGTGGGAGGGTTCGGAGAACGAGCTTGACCCTGATGGTGTAAGGATTACTGAAGAGTATGAGCGGTACTTTAAGGAAATAGAAGACGAAATTAAAGTATCACTTTCACTGCGGAAACGGGCATGGTACGTTAAAAAGGCCGAGCAGCAGAAGGATGACATGCACCGGGAGTTTCCCTCGACCCCGGATGAGGCGTTTCAAGCCTCTATGGAAGGCGCGATCCTGGCGAAACAGATGCGTGTCTTACGGAAGGAACGAAGGATTACTATCGTCCCTCATGATCATGGGTACCCGGTAAATACTGGTTGGGATTTTGGTATCAGCGACAAGATGACAATCTGGTTCCATCAGCGGGTTGGTTTTCAGGATCGGGTTATCGATTATCTGGAGGGGACGGATGACGATGTGGTGGAATACTGGATGCGGATCCAGAAGTTACCCTACAATTACGGGCGCCATTTCCTGCCGCACGATGCGGGCTCCAAGCGAATTGGCACCGCCACGAAGGGGGATGCGAAGCCGAAGACGTTGAAGCAGATCCTTTCGGCGGCGGGGATGCGGAATATCTGTGTTGTCCCCCGAGTTTTGCGGAAAGGCACGGCGATCCAGGAAGTGAAGGTCTGGCTGCCCTCCGTTTTCATCGATAAAGAGAAATGCGCCGTCGGGATCAATCATTTGCAGAATTTCCGGGTTGATTGGGACGATAAGCTCGGCTGCTGGAAGGAGACGCCGCGGCATGACGACGCTTCGCATGGCTATGACGGGTTCGAGACCCTTACCCGGGGTCTTGGAATGTTTGGAGTTCGCTTGAATATGGAGGCTGAGATGCAGATGAGGTCCGGTTCTGAAACCCCGAAACCGAAACGAAGGCGCTCTTCTGACTGGAGGACGGCATGAATCTGCGGCAAGGCGACTTCACCCCGAACAATTTGCTGAACGCCATCGCTCTTGAGATTGATGAGCAACCCATCTGGCGGGCGAACGCTGACAAGGAGATGGACTATTGCGACGGGAACCAGCTTGATTCCGACGCACTCTATAAGCAACGTCTCCTCGGGATCCCGCCGGCGATCGAGCCGGTCATGGGCCCGACGATTGACGAAATTCTGGGGATGGAGGCGAAGAACCGGTCTGATTTCCGGGTTTTGCCTGACAAAGTGGGCGAGGGGGATGATGTAGCGGAAGCCCTGAACTACCGATTGAACCAGGCCGAACGAAGGTCGAAGGCTGACCGGGCCTGCGCCGCGGCGTATGCTTCACAGGTGAAGGTCGGCCTGGGCTGGGTGGAGGTTTCCCGGTCTTCGGATCCTTTTCAGTTCCCGATCCGCTGCACAGATGTCCACCGAAACGAGATCTGGCACGATTGGTTTTCTCGGAAAGATGATATTTCGGATGCGCGTTGGCTCCTTCGGCGCCGGTGGACTGATGTCGATATCGCTACGGCCATGTTCCCGGACCAGGCGGAAACAATCAAGGCCGCCGGCAACGGGATGTCCGCCTATGACGCCACGCAGTACATGGAAGGCGGCCAGCAGACCGGGCTGTACAAGAACTGGACCGATGAGAGGTCTTTTACCTGGGAAGAACAGGAGTGGCGCGATGCCCTGAATGGTAGGATTTGTCTTTTTGAACTCTGGTACCGGAAATTTGAAGCTGTCACCGCTTTGAAAGTCAGGGGCGGGCGGGTTGTCGAATTCGATGAGCAGAACGCCCTGCATCTCGTGGCCCTGGCTAACGGTGGTGAACTGATCGAATCGGTTGTCGGCAAGGTTCGGCTCGCCTGGTTCGCCGGGCCCCACCTTTTGCATGACATCCCCTCCCCCTATAAGCATAACCATTTTCCTTATTTTCCGTTCTGGGGCAAGCGTGAAGACCGGACCAGGGTTCCTTACGGCTTGGCCCGGGGAATGATGTTCCTGCAGGACGAGATCAATGTCCGGGTGGCCAAGATGCAGTGGGGCCTCTCTTCCGTCCGGGTGATCAGGACTGAAGGGGCGGTTGTTGACGATGACGATACCTTCCGTGACGAGGTATCCCGGCCTGATTCGGATATCCTCCTGAACGCCGAGGCCATGGCCAATGACGGGATATTCAAGATCGAGAAAGATTTCCAACTGAATGAGCAGCAGGCCGCCCGCCTCCGGGAAGCCAGAGAATCGATCCGCCGGGCCGGCCGGATTTCCGAAGTGTTCGGCGGGAACGATGCGGAAGGCCGGTCCGGATCCGCGATCAGCCAGCTTGTTGAGCAGACCGTTCAATCCCTAGGCGATATCAACGACAACTTTGCCGAAGGACGGTCACGAGTTGGAGAAGCTATTCTTTCCATGATCATCGAAGATATCGGGAACGAGGAGACGCCCGTCACCGTCGATGGCGGCCTGATCAAAGAGGACCGGACCATAATCCTGAACCAGCAAGTACCGGGTGAACTGTACCTGAACAACGATACGGAACGGATCAAATTGAACGTGACCATCTCGGATGTTCCTTCGACTCCGAGCTTCCGGGCTCAGGAATTGGTGTCGATGTCCGAGGCGTTCAAGTCGATGCCGCCCCAGTTCCAGGCGCTTGCCATGCCGCATCTCGTTTCCCTGATGAACCTGCCGTATGACGTGAAGAAAGAACTGGTCGAAGGTCTGCGCAAGATGGCCACCGTCCCGACCGAGGAAGAGATTCAGCAGCGGATCGACGCCGCGGTCGAACAAGCTCGGATCAAAGATCAGTACGAGCTGAAGAAACGCAAGCTGGAAATGGACGAAGGGTACAAGGATACCCAGAAAGAGAAGATGATCACCGATATCATCAACAAGCGGATCGAGGCAATCTTCGCCGCGGTCCAGGCCGGGACGCAGATAGTAGCCTCCCCCGGGGTGGCGCCGGCCGCCGACCAGGTCTTGAAGTCGGCCGGGTTCAACGACCAGGACCAGGCGCCGATCGTCGCCGGCCCGACCGTGCCCGCCCCGCCTGTTGCTGAGAATACCAGCCCGATGTTCCCGGCCCGCCCGGGTGAACCGGATCAACTTGCACCGCCCGCCCCGGTCCAGGCCGAGGCGATGGCAGAACCGGATTCCGGTCTTCTTGCAGGAGTGGAGGGGGGGAATGGTTAAGAGATACAGCACTTTACTGGTGGCGATATTCACCCTTGGCCTTGATATTGACCAGGTAAAACGAGGCCTCAAGCGAGTTGAAAAATACAGGCTGTGTCGGGCAGGGTTATAGGGCATGGCGGAGAGTATCATTGGCAGATTTAACGAAAGAACGATTTGATGCAAAAAGCGTGGAGTATGAAACGCCGTGGACGCTTTTCGATCCGCTGCATAATGAATTTAATTTCACCATGGACGTATGCGCCACGCATGAAAACAAGAAAGTAGAGAAATGTTTTACGATAGCTGAAGATGGATTAAAGCAGGATTGGCAAGGCGTGTGCTGGTGTAACCCCCCGTATGGCCGGGAAATGCCGAAATGGATAACCAAGGCCCACCAGGCAGCGCAAATGGGGAAGGCTACAACAGTGATGCTGATTCCGGCCAGGACAAATACGGCATGGTGGCATGATATCTGTATGAAGGGAGAAATAAGATTTTTGCGGGGGCGCCCGAAATTTAACAATGGCAAGCACGGTCTGCCGTACCCGCTGGCACTGGTAATTTTTCGTGCCTCGTAGCAGTACCTCAAGCGAGTTGAGAGATACAGAAGATCTACCAAAAGGAGCAGTCTATGAAAATAACCGTTGAACTCGGGCATGTCGGAGACAGGGAACAGAGGATATCAATCGGCGACGAGAAAGAGGGGAAGGTTTTCGTCCAGGGCGAGATAGAGTTTCTGCTCGATGGGCTCGAACCAGTAAGGCTAACCGCCGGAGAGGTTCTTGAAAGTTTAGTATTCATGAAGAGGGCGAAAAGTCTCAATGATTATTTCGTCGCTCTAAATGATAAAATGAACGGCCAATAGCGGCCAATAAAACACAGCAGGAGAAGAAAAATGAAAAAGAACGTGTTTGGCCGACGATGGGTAATCCTTTTCGCGGCCCTGGTGTTGCTGGTTGTCGGATCAGTTCCGGCGTTTGCTGACTATTGGGTGACGTATTCCGGCGATGGAGCGCGGGGCCCTGTTCGGCTTGGCCAGGATGTTGACTGGGCAAGCGGCGACACCAAGATCGTCAGCGAAGAGGTGATTGGCTGGTATCAGACCAATTCGGGCGTGTTCACCGTGACCGAGGTAACGGCGACCGGAGCGGAGATCAATAAGGTAGACGGGGTGACGGCTACTGCCGCCGAGTTGAGCTATCTGGATATCACTGCTCTCGGTACGGGCGCAGCGAGCAAGGCGGTTGTTCTTGACACGGGGGAAGATTACACTTGGCCGGCTACTGGGATTTTGACCTATGGTGTGCTGAAAGATCCGGCGGGAACCACGCTTGGCTCCACCGCTGCCGAGTTGAATCTTGTGGATGGCTCAAGTGCGACCGTCCCTGCCGCCGGGAAAGCCGCGATCCTGGATTCAGGCGGCGACTTGCGAAACATCAGCAATGTAGGTGCCGTGAATACCGGCGTGACGGCTGTTGAATACGGCGATGGATACCAGCACCACACCGTGCTGACCGTAAGCCAGGCCGATGCCGTTACCGTTGCCGACAATGCCGCCCTGTGCGACGGGTATCTGCTCTACACCTTCCCGGCCGGCGAGATCATTGTTGAGAACGTCTCAGTGTCCATGGCCACCACGCTGGCAGAGGATTCGGCAAATGCTGCCGCTGAAGGTTGCGTCGGCACCGTGCTTGGTTCTGCAGCCGCTGCTACGTGTGGCGCTGACGCCGCCGGACTCGAAGACCTGCTTGGTCCGATCACTACCGCCGATATGGCCGGGACTCCTGACGTTCTTACCGTTGCCGTTGGGGCCGGGACGCCCGTTGTCCTCGCTACCGCCGGATCGCATTTGGTCCACTGGAACATTTGCTCTACATGGGGCAACACGGCCGGAGCCGACCTGACCGGCGACATTTCCGGAACGGTTGTGATCGACTGGAAGTTCATGCAGTAACCTATGACCGGGGGCCGCTCGCCACGGCCCCCATTTTACAAAAGGATGATGACGTGAAATACGACTACGAGTGCATCAGATGCAGGAAAGTCATGGAACATGAGTGTAAGCTGGCCGATAAACCAACGAGCATTGAGTGCCCAGACTGCAAGGGAACTGCCTGGCCGGTGATTCTGACTACGGTCGCCAATACGTTCCCGCAGGGTCGGAGCAAGGGCGGGTATATGCGCCCTGCTATTGGCGGCAGAAAACACCAGAAGTTCTTTTGAAAGCGAAAAAACAGCAGGATAAATGAAAAAGTTCTTGGACTACATTAACTTCAGCGTATATAATGCCGATAGAGCGTAGTTCTCTTAAAGCGGCCACGGCGATATGTGGCAGGAGGACAGGATGGAAATTACTGATCTGGAATATTTCGAGAAGAACCAAGTTGACGGCGTGATCCCCCCGGATAAGATGGCCGGGTTACTGCTTGGCGGCGAGCCCCCGGCAGTCGAGGCGGAACAAGAGGCCGTGGCCGGAGAAGAGGCTGAACCGGCGAAGGAAGTCGTCCCGGCAGAACCGGCGGCCGTTCCGGAACCAGAGCCGGTAATCATGGCCAAGGATGGAGTGCATACCATCCCGTATGAGAAGCTGGTCGAGGCCAGGGTCGAGGCAAGTTCCGCCCGGACCGCCCTCGAAGAACAGATCAGCAAGAACGCTGAACTCCAGACGGCGATGGATAAAATGGCCACCGCCCAGAACGCCCAGGCCGAAGGGGCGGCCACCCAGGAGGAGACGAACGAGATCCTGGATGAGGTGCGCAAGGAGTTCCCCGACCTGGTCACGGCGTTTGAAACGATGCTCACGAAGGAGCGGGGCTTCTACACCGCTCAGATCGCGGCCCAGGCCGAGGAAATCAATACCCTGAAATCGGATATTGCCCCGGTCAAGGAGAAGGCGGTCAAGGCCGACAAGGAGGAACACTTCAACTCGGTCCGGAAGATTCACAATGACCTCGATACAATCGTTGCCGGCGAGGAGCTTGGAACCTGGATCGAGTCGCAGCCGGAAGTCTTGCAGAAAGCGTATGTAGAAATAATTAATAACGGCCATGCGGCCGATGTAGTGAAGATGCTGGACACCTTCAAGGCAGCCACTGGATACCAGCCACCCGCGGGCGATACCGCGGGCCAGGGGAAACAGGCCGATGGGCAAACAGCCGCGGGCATTCCCGCACCGAAACGTCCCGTGCCAACGAGTCTTTCTGAGATTCCGGGCGGGTCCCAGGTCCCCCATAATCAGGTAGACGCGATTATGAGTGCCGGGAACCCCCTGAAGCAGATCGATGCGTTCATGGGCAAGACTCCGGACCAGATCGAAGAGATCCTCCGGAAAGCTGTTTAATCAACCTATTTCTTTTGGAGAAGAGCTATGACCACGATTCCTTACGGTTCACCGCAGGCGGTACAGATTCAGTCCGCTGGGCTGTTTGCTGCGAATATGCAGCGCCCCACCATCATCAACCGGCTGACCGGTAAACTGCCGCAGCAGTCCGACGCCGAGAGCAACCTTCGCTTTCAGAGTTCCAACGAAATGCCCATCGTTCGGTGCATGGACCTGATGAAGAATGCCGGCGACGAAGTAACCTTCGACCTGATCAACCCCTTGGGCGGCAAGCCGATCATGGGCGAGGCGGTCGCCGAAGGCCGCGGCCAGGCGATGACCTTCAGCCAGGACTCGCTCCGCATCAATCAGTGCCGGTACCCGATCTCCGCCGGTGGTTCCATGACCCAGCAGCGGACCCCGCACCAGCTTCGGTCCCTGGCCCGCGCCCTTGGCAAGAACTACATGGACCGCCTGCAGGATCAGCTCTGTATCGTTCACATGGCCGGCGCCCGCGGCTTCGCCAATGATATCGAGTGGGCCGTGCCCCTGGCGTCCGATGCCGATTTTGCGAGCATCTGCGTGAACACGGTCAAGGCCCCGACCTACAACCGGCATTTCATGTCCACCGGGTCCGGCCTGGAGCACATCAACCTGAACGGCGGCGATGTTGATTTCGCCACCACTGATATCATGAACATCGACCTGGTAGACGCGCTGCGGACAAAGCTGGACGGCATGCCTCTTCCTCCTCCGCCCGTTCGGTTCCCGGACGACCAGATGGCCACCGACGCCCCGATGCGTGTACTGGGAGTTTCTAGCGAACAGTACACATCGATCGTCAAGTCCACCAACTTCCGGACCTGGCAGGCGAACGCCATGGCCCGCGCTTCCATGGCCAAGAACAACCCGCTGTTCATGGGTGAGGCAGGCTTGTGGAACGGTATCCTGATCGTGAAGATGCCGAAACCGATCCGGTTCTATTCGACCAACGCCATGCTGTACTGTGCCAGCGCGACCTCGACCACCGAGTCGTCCGGTACGGTTCCGGCCGCTTTCTCCACGACCCATGCCGTTGACCGGGCGATCCTGCTCGGCGGCCAGGCCCTGGCTGAAGCATACGGCAAGGCTCGGCAGACCGGAAACCCGTTCTTCTGGTCCGAGAAAGAATTGGATCACGGCGACAAGCTGGAAGTCCTGATCGGCATGGTCGGCGGGAAATCCAAGACCCGGTTCCTGATCAATCACGGTACCCAGGAAGAATATACCGACTTCGGTATTATGGCGATCGACTCTGCCGTTGAGCTTGGCGTTTAAGTAGCTGTTCTCTTGAAATAAAGCACGAGGCGACCGGAGGGGACCGGGAACCAAACAAATAAAATTCCATGGAGGAATTGAGATGGCGAACATTACCGCAGACAATGTGAACAACAAATTCAACTTCGGCGGGGTGCCTTACGGCAACCTGTCCGTGATTGGCCCCTTCAACCTCACCGTCGATGCGAACGGAGTCTTCACCGACAGCAACGACGCCACCCAGGTCGTCCAGACCGATATCATTCGGTTGGGCGTCCTGAAGGCCGGCATGAAACTGTACGATTACCTGTCGTACATCTCCGACGCCTTCACCGCCCAGGTGACGGTCAAGGTCGGCTTTGCCTATGTCGATGGCGTTGATAGCACCGCCGTCCCACAGGACGATGACTTCTTCGCCACCGCTTTGGCGATGGACAGCGCCGTGACCGCTCGCAAGACGACCAGTACCAAGCCTGTCACCCTCCCGAAGGATGCGTACCTGATCCTGACCATTGCCGGAGCCGACTGTGCGGCCGTTGGTGTCCAGGATATCTACGTTCTCGCCGAGATGGGCGGCCAGCCGTAAACTGAACGAGAACCCCGGCGCCACTACGGCGCCGGGTATCCCAAAGGAGGATAAAGTGAAATCAGCAGATATTGCAAAGATTGTGAATGTCGCGATCCAGGCGACCAGATTGGATGACGAGAACCCGGCGATTATCGCGTGGGACGATCTCTCCGAGGAAACCCGCGGCCGGTACGAGACCGGCGTCAACTTTCATCTGGCCAATCCGGAAGCGACTGCGGCCGACGGCCACAAAAATTGGCTGGAACGAACGGTAGGGGTTCCCGACAAGACCCGGGAGGAGTTCGATTCGCTTTCTGCCAAAGAGAAGATGGAGCGGGTTCTGTTCCTGTCCATCGTCAAGGAATGTTCCAAGGTCCAGCCGGAGATCAAGGTGGTCAAGATCGCCGCCCCTGCCCCGCAACTGGTCCAGGCCGCGAAACTGCCGGTCAAGTATGTCGGCCACCGTGCCCGGTACCGGGATGGAATCTATGGGACCGGCATCATCTGGAAACAGGGCGAGGTGATTCTGGTCGATGAGCCGAGCGCCAGGAAGATGCTCAAGCATGCCGATGTCTGGATCCTCGCCGCCCAGGAAGAGCAGGCCAAGGAGGCTCCGGAAAAACCGAAGGAGAAGGAGGATGAGACTGAAGAGAGTGTTCAGGCCGCAAAGGACTCAGTCGCAAGAATGGGCAAAGCGGCCATGCTGCAATACGCGGAAACGAACTTCGCCGGGGTCAAGATCAACCAGAACATCGGTATCGAAAAGCTCCGGGAGAAAGTCTACGGGCTCATTGACCGATTCGGCGTTGCGAAATGAACCTCGTCGAACTGATAAGCCAGTTCCGGATTCTGGCCAGGGACCCGGTAGCTCCGTATCTTTGGAGCGATGCGGAGCTGGTTATCTGGTTCGCGGAAGCGGAAGAGGAGGCGATAGCCAGAAAGCGGCTCATTCGGGACTCCCGCACCCGGGCTATCGCCGCCCCATCCAA